TTTATATCTATTATGTTTAAGAGTATATTATGTTTAAGAGTTTACAACAGTAAATCCAACAGTAGCAGGGTCAGACTCCATGAAGTTAGCTGGAGCTTTTTCCATTCCTGTTAAAGTTAAAGTATAACCACTTAAGTCTCCCATAGCACCACCTGTTACAATAGTACCACCAGAAACATCCATACCATGCTCAATTCCTGCCAAAAAGTAATTTCCATTATTGTCTTTTATAATAACGTGAGGTCTGTTAAAAGATAATAACTTTAATTCTTTATGGTCCGCAATAGTTAGCTTATGTAAAGTAAGCTCAAGAACTTGTTCAAAAGCAGTAGTTCCATTTTCTCTACTTGCCTGAATGTTTTGAGTGAAAGAAGAAGTTCCTTTTATATCATATTCGTATGCAGATGGAGAGCCAGTGACTGATTCTATAGCATCTGTATTAGTTGTGTCAAACGTAATGTTTGAATACAATGAACTGTCGTAATTGACAAAGTAAACTTTATCTAACCCACCAACACTGTCTTTACAAGGTTCTGTTCTAAATAGTGTTAAATTACAAGACATATTATTAGTTTTAAAAGTTAGTATTAAAAGGGTGAGCGGTTAAACCCACCCTTTATTAATTATTATTAAGAATTTACTCTGTATACAATATCTCCTCCGATTCCGTATTGAACTCCACTTGTAAATCTCATGATTACTCTTACATTTTGAGAACCATCTAAGTCAGCCATATCAATAACTTTTACTTCGTTGTGGTCAGATAAAAGACCTGTTCCGAAGAATAAGTTAGATTTTTCAGCAGCAACAGCAGTGTCATCAGCAAGTCCATTAGCAACAAATAGTTTTACACCATCGAAGCTTAATGAACCATTGTTCCACCATTGAGTTCCTTGAGCATTTACCCCGTTAGCACCTAATCCAGAAGCACCAAATCCTCCTAAAGCTCTTACATAAGCTCTAGCAATGTTTTGAGATATGTAGATGTACATATCTTCTTGTCCATATAGAGAAGAAGGAATTGCATCTACGATAGAACCTAATTCAGAAACTACGTTAGAAGCAGTAATTGCAGAACCAGTTACATCAATAACATCAGCATCAGCAGCTAATAAAGTAGAGAATCCATCAAATTCACCAGCGTTAGCGTTAACACCTTGCCAGATATTTTGCTCAGTTTTTTCAGCAACTTTAGCAGCAACGTGGCTTATTAAGAAATCACTGAATTTTGGAGGTAATTTGTCAAATGTAGAATATCCCATTTGTACAGCTTCCCAGTCAGAACGGAAGTCTTTTTTACATAATTCGATATTAACTTGGAATTCTTCTGGTTGAAGGATTCTTTCTGTTAATGTAACTGTTCCTGTATCAGCAAAGTCACAAGAAGCATTAGCAATAAGACCGCTTGTAGCAACCTTTTTGATTACTTCTTTAAACTTTACATTAGGTTTTACTGTAATCCCACCATTTTCTATAGTAGAACCAGATAGTAATGCAGCAGAAATATACTTTCCAGCAAATTCTCCAGCATAAGTACTTGTAATTGAAGTTGTAGTAGCCATTTTTTATTATTTTAGTTTTGATTTATTATGATATTTTGTTTAGTACTCTATCCATTATTGTTTGAGGTCTATTTTGACCATAAAGATGGATATTGTTTCTTTCAATTTCAGACTCAGGAGAATGAGCTATAGGCTCTACTTCTGACTCTTGTGAAGATAATTCTACTTCACTCTCTTCTGATTTCTCTTCAGAGTTCAATTCTTCAGGAACTTCAGGAGATTTTTCTTTACTCATTGATTCCATTAATTGGTCGTACATTGCTTTTACTTCAGCAATAGCTTTAGAAAGTTCTTCTTTAGTAGCGTATAAATCTTCTTTTTCAATTTCCTCTACAGGAATTTCATCAGAAACTTCATCCTTTACTTCTTCGATAACTTCTTCAGCTAATTGTACATCTTCTTTTACTTCTATCTCTTCGACTTTTTCTTCAGTCTCAGATAGTAAGATTTTCTTAAATTTTTCTACGATGTCGGTAGCTTTCATATATTATTGATTTAAATTAATAGTATAACTTGATAACTTCAAGTCTTTCTTTCTGTTGTATTTTTATGCTTTCTTTTGTATTATAAACCATTCAGAACCATCTGACCAAAGCATTAATCCTTCATAAGAAACATTTAACTCATAATAATTAGATGAACCATCTAATGTTTGACCAGCTATAGGAGTTAATCTCACTCTTGTGTTTGTGTTAAAACCTCCATTTGTTACTATTCTTATAATTCTGTTTGTGTTTTTAGAAGTTGTAGCATCTGGTAAACTTAAAACCATATTTCCAGAACCACCTGACCAGCTTAACTTAATCATTCTTGAGTCATCATAAAGAGAATCGTCTAAATCAAGATTAACACCATCAGAAGCAGTAATATCTGTGTTATGAATATAATTTATAACTTGACTTATAGTTGCTTTTTTAGTTTCGCTACTTTGAACTAATGCAAAACTTTCTGGTCCTTGTAATTCTGTAGCTGCATTTAATTGTGATATTTTTTTTTGCCATTTTTTATACTTTTATATTATTACCGTTTTCTTGTTGCAAATAAGTTCCTGATTCAGTAAGCAATAAATCTTCTCCATACAAAGAACCTACTCCTTGAGCCTGTAAAGAACCATCACAACATTTTCTTGAGTAAGTTCCGTCTTTACACATACAACCTCTTCTTGAAGAACGAGGACTTGTTCTGCTTGGTGTCTTTTTATATTTTCTTCTCATTATTTCTTTTTTACACAATTAGGTCTTCGCTTTCCATCAATCATTTGCCAACCCTTTTGCTCGTAACCATCCCAACAAGGACTTTTACTGTTTTTTCCTGCTTCTACTGAATGTGATTCACAAGGCATATACCACATCTTTCCTTCATATTCGTGTTCGTGGTAAGAGTTACACCCCAAATCTTTAGCCATTTCTATAGCTTTCTCTTTTGTAGAATATGCTAATCTATCGTCTATAATAGCATAGTCTTCATTAACTTTCATTGAAGCTAAATTTAAAGAAGTTATTGGTTCTATTTCTCTATCTATTTCTTTTATCTTTTTAGCAGCCCAATTAATACCTGCGTCTCCTCCCCAAGCATCCCAAAGTAACTTTCCACAACCTTTTTCATAAGAAACATTTTTATCTCTTCTAAATCTAACATAAGAAGCCATTTGAGATATTAAACATCTTGATATAGGTTCTTTTTTAGCCAACATTCTAGCAAATTGCCAACCTGCTTTTGTTCCGCATTGTATTTTATTATCTATCTTATATTTTAAAGCTCTTAAAGCATTTTTATGTGCTTTATCAGGATAGTCACTAAATTTATCTTCAGATAAAGTCAGGTTATTGCATTCTAAAGCATCTTGTAACTCTAATTCTAATTCATCTATTTCAGACATTTTCTTTTTATCTATTTGCTTTAGTTTAGATATGGCCCAATTGATACCAGCAGAACCTCCCCAAGCATCCCACATTATTCCTCCACACCCTTCTGTGTAAGGTACATCTTTATTCTGTTGATGTCTTTTAAATGAAGCCATTCTAGCAATAGTAGACCTTGTTATTTTTTGTTTATTAGCCAACTGTGAAGCTCTTTTCCAACCTACAGAAGTTCCACAAGAACTGCCATTTTCTTCTTTGTATTTTAAAGCTCTCTTTGCATTGTTTACAGCACCCTGAGGATAGTCATTATAAGATTCTAATTCTATTTCTTGTGACTCTAAGAATGCTTCTTCTATTTCATATAACTTAGATAAAGCTTCTATTTCATCAAAATCTTCTTCTACACTTTCTTTTGGTCTTTCGTCTAGTTTATCAGCAAAAAACCCTTCTATAGAAAATCCCTTCACTTTTCCTTCTTTTACAAAATTATTCCATATTTCATCATTGTTTACTTTTACAGAAACCATCCAAGTTCCTATTGGTAAATTAAAACCATACTTTTTAGATTTATCTTTCTTTTTGTCTTCTATAATCCAAGATTCTACAACAGATAACCCATTGAGTTTAACGTCATGTTCTAAAGTTGAGTTGTTTTGTTTACCTCTTGACAAAAATAATTCAGATGCTTTTCTAACAGTGTCTTCACTAAAGAAGATATTATATTCATCTTCTCCATTAGTTCTGTATATCTTTTTATTAGGCACAAGAGCAGCTCCCATAAGGATTCTTTTTTCTTTGTCTACTTCAGCAAGTTGCACTTGTTGTTTCTTTAATGCAATAAAATCTTCTTCTATTGCTGGATTCTCGACAACGCTTATAGCTTCTATTCCACTAAATTCGTTCTCTTCATCAATATATAGTTCTATTGTTT